GGAGAGGAGGCTCCAGGTGCGCCTACAGGTCGTAGGGCCGCTGGGCGCGGTCGTGAACGAGGAAGAGAAGCTGCAAGGGCTAGAAGGGGCACTTATGGTGCTCAGCAAGCACAGGAAGCTCAGGATGTTGCGGAGCAAGCGGCTCGTAAGAAGGCTGCGATAAAGGCGAGTGCTGCGAAAAACGCCGTCGATAGAGTCAACCTCGATAAGTTTGATGAAGAGACCAGGGGTGTACTCAAAGAACTGTTACGTACTGATGCGGTGATAGATGCGATTCAGGTAGCGCAACGGGGTCGAATATCTGTGGCCGAGACCCAGAAGATGGCTAGAGATATAGCTGAAAAAGAATTAGGTCTAAAGATAAGTAAGGACTGGAAGCCAGGAAAGCCGTATAACGCCGAAGAACTGACTGCCATCAGAATGCTTCTTGCTGGGTCGGCGCACAAGATGGCGACCATGGCTAGGAGTATGGCCGAGGCTGGCACTAGAAAAACTACTCCAGAACAAACTGCAGATGCACTTCTTGGAATAATGCAGATAAAGCACAGCATGAAGGTATTTGCAGGCGGCTCTACTGAGAGTGGGCGTGCCTTACGCTCACTGCGGGAGGAGATACAGAATATCGGTAAAGGTCTTACGGATGACCAGTTGTGGAATCTCGCCGTTCGATTTGGCTTCAAGAAGAAGAAGAGCTTCGATGAGATTCTTGCTATTTTTGCCCAGCATGGAGATGCCAGTGACCCAACCGCGATTTACCGCCTCATGCGCGATTTTGATAAGCCAACCTTTGGTGACTATATCGCCGCTTTCTTTATAAATGGCATTCTGTCGTCACCTAAAACTCAGATTATCAACTTGATGGGTAACCTCTCCGCGTTTGCTGCGCGCATTCCTGAGCAGACAGTGGCCATTGGAATAGAGAAGGTTGCAGCTACAGTCATGCGCCGTGAGGCGACACGTTACTGGGATGAGGTTCCTGCTGCACAAGTAGGCGCACTGTATGGCCTGCGTGCGGGTATCCCTGCCGCATTCAAGATACTGAAGTTTGGTGTCCCTTCAATCTCGGCATCCAAGCTTGAGTATCGTCTGAACACCTTCCCTGTCTATGCGGAGAATAAGGCCAAACGATATGCGGCTCGTGCCATGAGCCTCCCAACGCAGATGCTAGAAACAATAGATACCTTCAACTTTACCCTCGCGCTAAATTCAAAGCTTGCAGAGCTTGCGACGAATAGAGCACGCCGAGCAGGACTGAAGGGCGATGCTGTACGGAAGCGCGTTGCTGCAATCTTAGAGAACCCAGGTGACGAACCAGATTTGATGAAAGAGGCAACGGAAGCTGCTAACTACCTACTCTTTCGAAATGAAGATGCGTTCTCTAACAAAATCATCGCAGTAAGAGAACACGGGACTTTGCTGGGTCTCCCCTTCGGTAGGATTCTTGTGCCATTCGTAAGGACTCCTACCAACCTACTGAAGTTTGGTATAGCGCGTTCGCCAGTGGGTCTTCTCAAGTTTCTGCCACCAGACAAGTGGAAAAAACTTGCGGCTGGTGAGCCCGGTGTTGCCGATGAGCTTGCACGAACAGTCCTTGGCTCCATGGCGGCTACGGGCATCTACTTTGCATTCATCGACAGAAAGATTACTACTGCTGCGCCAACTGACCCAGGTGAGCGCGACCGCTTCTATCGTGAAGGAAAGATTCCTTTTGCAATCAAAATGGGAAGTACCTGGATTCAGTACCAACGCCTTGAACCGTTCAACCAAGTGTTCTCACAGATTGGAGCAGTCGCTAACTTTATGGAAAGAGGCGAGGACGAGTCTGCTGCAGAGGCAGCAGGGCTAGCCATCATGAGCATGGCAGAGAACCTGACAAGCCAGACGTTCATGAATGGTGTTTCGGATTTGCTAGAGGTACTCAATTCAGGTGATGAGACGTACAAGATGGTGCGGTGGCTCCGCAAAATGGCAGGCTCTATGGTTCCCTATAGTTCTCTCCTGCGTACAACGGCGCAGGCGCTTGACCCCACATTTAGAACGATAGACCACTCATTCTGGCAGGCATGGCAGTATGGATTGCCTGGGATGACTGATGAGCTTGAGCCCCAGCTAAATGCGTTTGGTGAAGAATCGGTAAGACCTGGGTCATGGTGGCTGCCTATCCAGTATTCTCCTGATGCGATATCAACTATTGACGTTGAACTTGAAAATACTGGCGTAGAGGTAGGAAGGGTGTCCAGAAAACTGGGCGACATTGAACTTAGTCCTGCATGGCGTACCGAATACCAGCGTCTGTCAGGTTGTGGCATCACCGAGGCACTTGGTTCCACTATTGCTCATCCTATGTATCAGCGCCAGGATACAGAAACGAGGACGGTAATCCTTGAGGGGGTTATTCGTCGCGCTCGTGATGTGGCCCGTGCAGTGCTGAAAATGAGGATGGCACAAGAAGGTGATATTGCCCCATCAAGCGTTGACCCTCCTTGCGAGACGGCTGGCAAGACAACTGAGCCTCCTGTTGCACTACCACCAGCAACAACAGGTGTACCGACAGAGGCACCAACAGGTGTACCGACAGGGACAAAAACTCCGACAAGAACGGGAAGTGACCTGATGAATCTCCAGCAAGCTCGTTGACAGTAACTACGTAGCAGCTTAGTCTTTGCACAGGCAGCAACCCTGTACTTATACAGGTGGACTACCAAGGAGTCTGGAATGGCTGATGACGATTTCCCGGTTACTTTGGAAGCGAGTCCTGCAGAAGAAGCGACACAAGCGTCGCCTGCGGAACAAACTACGGAAGATGTTGGCGGTCGTGACCAGAAGATTGACGAACTTACTAAGCAAGTCAATGACCTGAAGTCACAGCGTGGTGGACAAGTCAGTGCTCAGCGGCGTCAGGATGAGATTCTTTCTGCGCTGGATACGCTCCGATTGGAGCATGGCACTGAGATTGGAAGCCTTAGGCGAACAGTGGCCACACTCTTGGATAACTACACCAAGAACGGTGACCCTGCCGACCTAGCAGAAGCAGTCAGCACTATCCAAAGTGAAACTGAGAATGAAGCGTCAGAACAGCGGTTCGATGCAAGTTACCGAAAAGCGTCTGCGTTGATGAAACAGTCACTCGCTGGAACAGGGCTTGACCCTGCTGGCGAGGAGTTAGCAGAAGTGCGTGCTATGTGGCAGCAAGGTAGGACAGCGAAAGACTCTGTTTCGTTGTTCGAGGCTGCAGCTATGGCAAACACCGTTGCCCTACAGGCTTTCAGAACACAGGCTACTGGCCAAACTTCATCGAAGAATCCCGACCTGGACATGGCTATCCCACGCAATGGCAGTGGGGCCGAAGTCTCAGACCAGGAACTCTATAACCGCTACGGTCGCGGTGAAGTAAACAGAACAAAGGTAGTTATAGACGCTGCTAAGCGTCTTGGCTTGCCCATCTAGAAAGGAGTCCAGCTATGGCTACTGGTGACAACACCACTCTAGTTCTGGCTGATTCACTGGATACGGTTTCGGCTTCTGGCCGTTCCCGTCGAGAGTACGAAGGCGTCGTTGCCCAGTTGGTCGATAACGTCACGCTTGACGCCAACACGGGTACGTCGTGGAAGGAACTGCTCTACGAGCAGTTGAACGCGATTTCCATTGATGAGACGACTCTCAATGAGAACTTCCAGCGGTACGATGACTCGGCAATCACCATCACCCCACAGATGGTTCAGATTACGACCTTCATTACGGATAAGGCACAGCGCAATCTCTCGCGTGTCGGTCTTGCCCAGATGGGGTCACTCGCTGGTAACGCGATGATGCGGAAGAAGGACGATGATGGCATCACTGCCCTCGACACGTCCTCGAATACGATGGGCACGACGGGTACGCCCATCTCTGTTGGTGACATAGCTGCGGCACGATACCGCATCACGTCCAACACGACAGAGCGTGGTGGTGTCACAGGTATCTCCTGTGTTGCACATGGCTTTGTTATCAAGGACATGTTCGATGAGTTGACCGCTGGTGTTGGGACATACCCGATTCCTGAGGGCAGCACAGCAACGGTGTTCACGGGTGGCTTCAACCTGCCTATCGCAGGAGTTGGAGTCTTCGAGGATGGCAACATCCCGATTGTTAGCTCGGACGCAAAGTCCTATGTGTTCGCCAAGGAAGCATGGGTTCTCGTAAGTGGTGCGACCATCAAGACCGAGATGGAGCGGATGCCCCGTCGTGGTGGTGGTGGAAACGCCGTGACCATGACCGACGAGTTTGCCTACGGGCAGCGCTCGGCTGGTAACTGGTCGTTTGAAATCCTCGCTGACGCAACGACTCCATCGTAGTCGTAGCTAGTTAGAACAGCGCTCGCGCTTACCTGGGTGCGAGTGACTACCCCACAAAGGAGAAAGAAATGGCTGAATCAGGCGTTGGTAAGATTCGTATCTTCGATGACTTCGTTGGGTTCGAGGTTCCAGAAGGTAGTACGGCTGCACCCGCAACTGTTCCCTTCTTCACACCTGGTGGTCTACGAGTAGTTGGTCAAGGACTGGCTGAGACTGACTCTGGCATCAACGGTCTTGACGCAGATGGCCTCAATGGTGTCGTGCAGCTTCAGACAACCGATGAGGCAGACCATTCCGTAGGCTTCACTACGAGCAAATGCTTCGACATGGCGCTGAACGGTGGCATCATGATTGAAGCGCGTGTTCGATTCGATGACCTTGATACTAAGCGCGCCTACTTCGGGCTGACCGATGTAGTTACCGATGGCGTTGGTGTCATCAAGGGTGAGCAGATGTTTGGTACGGGCACGACCCTTACCCTCACGGCATCTGACCTCTGTGGGTTCTTCATTGGTTCTGAACTTACCGATGATGAGGACTGGCATGGTGTCTACAACGGTGGGACTACCACAGGCGCAACGACCTCAACGGATGTTGACCTGAATGATGATGCCGTTGCTGGTGAGTTCCAGGTTCTGAAGCTCACGGTCAGTAACGATGGCACGGCACGCTGGTATATAGATGGAGTTCTGCTGCAGACGGTAACAGGTGCGGTTTCAACGACTACCGACCTTGCTGTACTGCTCATGATTGACGCCGTGGATACAACCGCTGGTGGCGTGGTCATGGATGTGGACTACATTCTCATCGAGGCCAACCGTGACTGGACAGTCTAGTAAGTGACTCAATTCCCCTCTCTTCCCTTTAGGGAAGAGAGGGGAAGGTTTGGTAGATATGGCTGGAGTAACTAACGTCGGTAAGTTACCTGTAGGCGAGCAAATTGACACGTTCTACGTGCCGGTCAGTGACGTGATGTCTGACGAACCTGCAACTTACTTACGTGAGTACAACACCCCCATGTACGACGGGATGTCAAGAGGACGATTCCAAGAGGTTCACGTCCTGCGTGACACCTACGTTGGTACGTGGTTCTACTACCTTGGGCCATCTCTACTTTTCACAGCGGAGGAGTTCCAGATTGTGGGAGGGTCTGTTCGAGACCATCGTCAGGATATTGAGACCGTTGCCTCAATCAGGGACTACGCTGACTGGATGCGCGATAGGAATGGTTTTCCGAAAGAGGTTGACCCGGCTGCAAGAACAGTCACTCAGGAGAACTTCTTGATTGGGTTGGAGAATACCGAGAAAGCGCAACTGCACCAGAGTGTGCATGGACGCTATATAAAGGTGGACAGATGACGACAAACATCCAGCAGCAGGCACAGGCCATCTCAGACCAAGTAGAGGCAACTACGCTTACGTCAAACGTAAGCCCTGGGATGCAGGTTGGCGAGTCACTTTCCAGTAATGACAGCGAGATTTCTGGAGAAGTAACAGATATCCGCTACAGAAATCTCGTGTCTATGTGGGCAAGGGAGACAGGGATTCATTCCTATGCCCTACCCTATATGGTGGGTGACCTTGCGAAACAGCGCATCAAGACCGGCCCGCTTACGGGGCAGTCGGTATTTGTGTTCAGGTACGAAGATGTACCGCTGTCCATTCGTGAGCGTCCCGAAGGAACAAAGTTGCCTTGCTACCTAAACTCCAATCACCCATTGGCAGCAAAGTGGCACGCGATGGGATTTGTAGCTTGTATCAAACAGAACATTCCCTCCCAGGCTGCACTAGAGTCACACATGGCTCACTCGCACAAGCGTGCTTGGGAGACTATCCAGAAGGATGAGGAAGACCGGGTTCGTGAAGAAGACCGTGAGTTCTCTCGTACCAACACACTTGCCTTGCAGGCACTCGTCGAGCGCCTTACATCAGGCCAGCAACTTACCCCAGCAGAGACAGTAGGGTCAGTTGGACAGGAGGCAATTCGTCAGGTCGTTAGCGAAGCGCCAGACGAACCTACACCAGCAGCTTCCTACACGGTAACTTGTGAGACCTGCAGTCTTGAAGTTACTGGTAAGTCTAAGGCCGGTGCGTTAGCATCACTGCGTGCCCATGAGAAGCGGGGGCATCGCACAACCGAATAGCCTAGCTGGGGCAAAACTGAGCCCCTCCTAGAGTGCCAAGCCGTAACCAACCGGCAAGCAGGAGGAATGACTATGGCAGGCCCACGTAGCGCTAGTTTCAAGGGTGTTTGGATTGACAACGAGAATTCCCGTGTAGATGTCTACTACGGAAATGGTGGTGCGTCTGACCCTGTTCGCAGCATCACCTGTGATGGCACGAACGTCATCATTCCCGTCAACCTCACTATTAGCTCAACCCTCACTGCAGGGGCTGATGGCGTTGGTTCTGACGGAGAACAACTGACCTCTGGTGGTGCGGGTGCTGCACTTGATTGGGCCGCCGCTGGTTCAGTACGTGCCTTCAAGAACATAGAACGTGAACGCACTGATGCCCAAGCGACCCTCAGGCAGCTTATTGCAACGCCTGTCTACGACTTCCACTACAAGCAAAAGAGTGAGTCAGACGAGCGCCTTACGACTACTGGTGACATCGAGACAACCTACACGGGCATCATGGCTGATGACGCACCGTGGGCGATGCATCACCATGGTCGCATCCTCAACCCCGTCAATACCTTCGGCTACACCCTTCTCGGACTGAAGGCGCTGGATGAGCGCATCGCAGCCCTTGAATCGAAGTAGTGCCTGAGGATATCTATGATGCTTATGGCCATCTCTATATGACGCACCAGTCATTACGTCAGGCATTCATGGAAACGCTCAGTGTGATGAAGCAGTTGGCAGACGGTAGCCTGAGTACCGATGACATCGAGTTCACGGAGAATGGGTTCTCACTTCGTGAGAAGGAGACTGACTAATGGCTAATTCAATTGCAGGGTCGCTTATCTCTGGCTACCAAGCGGTAGCTAGCGCAGGCACAGCAGAAGCGTTAGCTGCTGATAATGGCAAACGCTATAAGACTTTTACTATCGTTGCGGAAACTGATAACTCAGGCCGCATTTTTGTTGGTGGCTCGGATGTCGATAGCTCAACGAATAGTGGGCTTGCTGCTGGTGCCGTACTAAGCCTTGTAAGCTCACATGGCTGGCTACTTAGCGAGATTTATATCGACGCTGCCCAAAATGGTGATGGCGTTGATTTCTACGGGGTGTACTAATGACACTAGCAGATTCTAGATATACCCATTCATCGCCTCTCTCTTCTGCCAGTACGTGGACGGCTGACCAGACGTTCAACGACAACGTGAACATCACACTCGGAACGGGCGGGGATGTTGACCTGTTCTACGACGGTAACGACACCTACCTGGAAAATGTTGTGGGTACTGGCGGGGTGATGATTGGGCTAGGGACTAGCCCGCCCGCACCTGACGGGGATGGCTTTCATATCTGGAGGGCAACAGCGGACGGTGGTGGCAATACTGTCACTGCCAACGCCAACGGCGACGAGCTAATCCTCGAAAACTCAACCCACGGCGGCATGAGCATTCTCACGCCTAATTCTGCTTATGGGCTGATTTACTTCGGTGACCCGGACGCGAACAACGCGGCCTCCTTCGCTTACAACCACGGTGGCCCCCGGTTTGAGTATGCATTCGAGGGTAGCAACCGGCTGTTTTACTCCGCCGGAGCCTTCGCTTTCCAAGAAGCCACCACCATCAGCACCAGCAGCAGCGACCTGACTATATCTGCTGCCAGTCAAGCCATAGTCACGACTAATCTGTTGCTGCGTTCCGACTCGACGTTCCTGTATCTGGGCGCTGGCGACGACGCGACGCTCAGGTATAACGGCACCAACCTGCTCATCAACCCCAAAGTTGAAGGCTCTGGGTTCGCGAATGTCACAGGGACTCTTGTAGTCGATGATGCGTTGGGCATCGGCACTACTCCTGATGCTGCAAATGCAATAGATATTGACGTTGATAAGACATCCGGTAGTTCAGGTGACTCGTTCATAAAGGTTCGCGGTACTTACACTAGTGGCACCAATCACACCAATATTGGGTTGGATTTCAACGTTGGCTTTGTACGTGGGGGAACCATCGGTAGTATTGACGGGGCATTATTCCGCTCCTTCGAGGTTGCTGGCTCTGGGACTACGGTGCTGGCCTCGACGGTGCGTATCTCCGGTGCGCCTACTACCGCCACAGGGACTAACACCGCCGCATATGCCTTGTATGTCAATCAAGATGATGTGTGGCTCGGTGGCGACCTCGTCATGGGCACCTCTGGCAAGGGCATCGACTTCTCTGCCACGTCTGACGCAGGTGGCGCAACCAGTGAGTTGCTGGACGACTACGAGGAGGGGACGTGGACGCCTGCACTCGGCTTTGTCACAGCGGGTAACCAGTCCATTGCGTACACTACTCAGGTCGGTCTATACACAAAGGTTGGCAGGTTGGTGCATGTCACGTTCTCAATCATCACCTCTGGATTCACGCACTCCTCAGCGAGCGGGAACCTCCAACTCACTGGGATTCCCTTTGATATCCATGCCCAATCAAACGTGCGGCAGAGCGGTGTCTTGTCACGAGTCAGCGGTTGGACTAAGGCCGACTTTACAGCAGTCGGGCTCTACGGAGATACGAATGCTACGCATTTCCTGTTTGGGGCTAGTGGGTCTGGACAAGCCGCTGTGCTTATGAACGAAGGCGACTGGCCCACTGGCGGGTCGTTGGTGATGCACGGCTCAATGACGTACGAAACAGACGCCTAAGCCACGCCCTATTGACGTGGTGGGAAAGGATACAAGATGGCACTCAGCAAGACAGTAGTAGTCGATAGCATCGACGTGATAGAAAATGGGTCACTTCAAGTGCGGACACGCACTGACGTGATAGAGGATGGGGTGCGGCTCTCGCACTCGTTCCACCGGCATGTGCTTGCCCCAGGTGAAAGCACCAGTGGTCAGGACGCACGGGTAATCGCAATAGCAAATGCAACGTGGACAGATGCGGTGATTGCCGCATACGCAGCGGCGGTTGCAGCTAGGGAGGCATAGAGATGGCAATTACAAAGACAGACGCAACCGTTGAGAGCGTGAAGGTGAACGGCAGCGTCATCACGGCGACCGTGAACCACGCGCTCACTGATGACAGCACCGACCCGGCGACTGAGGTGACGCGCGTACGCACGGACGTGGTGGTCAGCAATGCGACCGATGGTGAACTGACGGCGCTTCAGAGCATCGTCAGCAAGGCCGCAGTCCTGGCGGTGGCGTAATGAATATCTCAGAACGCATCGCCGAGCTCACCCAGCAGCAGCAGGTGCTCATGCAGCGGCAGCAGGAGGATGGGGTAAACATCCAGCGAGTCGCTGGTGCTATCGCGATTCTCAACGAGCAACTCAATGAGGAGACGCCTGCGGAGGCATCGCCTAACGGCAAGGTGAAAGAGGAAGTGAAGGCGTAATGCCTACGGCCATCGAAGAGGCGAGGGATTAGCCAGTGGCAACAGTTACGCTAGCACGTCTTCGGGAGCTACTTGCTCGTGCTACTGGTTTCTTCCAGGAAGGAACAGCCAGTGGTGGGGGCACTACGACCGTTGCCGATAGCAATCCTGGCTCAATCGACCAATACTCAGCCCGCCAACTCATAGGTAAGTGGGTTCACATCACGGGCGGTTCTTCTGGAAGTGCCCCTGACTTTCAAGCACGTCGCATACAAAGCATATCCACCATCACGATTACGGTAGATACCGCCTTTAGTGCGGCTGTCGTATCGTCAGACACGTACGAGATACTCTCCCACCATCCCAACAGTTATAGAGACGCTCTCCAAGAGGCCATTAGGACAACTTACCCTGACCTTTACTTGCCCATAATTGACCAGTCCCTGCGTATCGACAACCTTCTCAGTAACTGGCACATGGAGACCTTCACTTCCTCAAACGTACCTGACAACTGGACTGAGGTAGGAAGTCCAACCACCACTGAAGAGAATACGCGCGTCTTTCAGGGCACAAGCAGTATCAAATCGGTTTCAGGGGCTATCAACCAGGGCTATCTGCAGAACCTATTCACCTCTGTTGAGGTAAGAGACGCCGCAGGTAAGTCTATTAGATTCTGGGCACACGGATGGGCAGATGGGGCGGTTGGTATGAAAGTTCGCCTGTCATTCGATGGAGGCACTACCTTCACTGACAGTGTGACCCACTCTGGTTCAAGTGAGTGGGAGCGGCTAGAAGTAATCACCACTATCCCAGAGACCGCTACGTCAGTGACTGCGTATCTGTGGAACAGTACCTCAGGGACTCCAACGGTGTACTGGGATGACTCCCACGCTGCCGTCGGTACCCTTACTCGTTACACGATGCCTACGACATTCACGACGTGGCCATCACAGGTGTTACAACAGCGCTACCTTTCTGAGCCTGACGGGTTGTATGTTGCCGTCAATGGTGACAACCCCGCGGCGCCTGGACATATCCTGCGCCTCTACGGCCAAGGACGCTTTACTGTTCCTACGGATGATGCATCAGCGATTGAGTTGGATGAGTCACGGGCCGAACTCATCATCGCGAAGGCAGCGGTCGTTCTCTTCCGCAGGCTGGCGACCGAGGATGTCGTCAACCGTGATATGCACATCGAGGATGCCCGAACTTGGAGTAACAGGGTCAATGAGCTAGTGAGACAGCCAGGAATACGCATGCGCGCTATTCCGGCAGTCAAGTCACACGGTGCTGTACGATTCACTGACGACGGGACGAATAAGTATCTTGAACTCGTTCGCTAAGGGAATCTATGGGTCAGGTCATCACCCTCAATGGTAAGAGTTACGTTGCAAAGAGCATCCGTCGCTACACCGTAGACCCGCGTGGTCTTCAGCAGCGTATGACCGGCGAACACCAGCGCTCCGATAACGGCAAGATTACTTCAGCCATCTACGACAACTGGAATGAGATGGGTATCGGTTGGCGAAAGAACCGGCGTCGTACCGGGCGTGGTGTGGGTGGGATGTGGAAATCCACATCCGAGACTCGTTTCGCTGAATCGGCTTACAACGGCCTGATGGAGACCGAACAGACCCATGCTGCTCCGTTAGACCATCTTGTCCGATACATCAACTTCAACGGCGACCTATGGGGCATCTTCGAGAAGGACTATTCCACCGCGACGATTGGCATAGTTACCACTGGGAAGTACGCAGCAAGCACCCCTGGCTACGCCCTGACTGCTGGCAGCGCAGAAATCCCCCAACTAAACGGCTCAACGGCGGGCGGTCAGAACTCTGGCACGAGTCAGACGGTAAGTCACACGGTTCAGAGCACTTACGGGAATCGCATAGTGATAGCTCGCATCGTTTCGGGTAATACCGGGACGCCCGCAGCGCCTTCTGGTGTTACGCAAGCTGGCAACGCGATGACCAAGCTAGTCGAATCGGTCGGCGCGTCCATTATCTCAAGCATCTGGTACAGAGTGGCCCCATCGACGGGTTCTCAGGACGTGGTTGCGACCTGGGCAGAAAGCCAAGACCGTGGTTCAGTCATGTACGTAGGTGATTACTATTTCGTTGACCAGAGCACTCCATTCGGAGCCAATGCGGGGGCACATAATTCAAGCGCGCAAACTATCTCTACCGGAGTAGCCACGATTACTAAAGGAGGGCTTGCCCTTATCGCCGGTGGACACGAAGACCATTTGAACAATATGAGCGTCCTTGCCGACAGTGGTACCCCCACTGAGGAGAATGAGACCGCCACTACCAATATCCGTTCAGTGTTTGGCCGATTGCGCGAAGATTATGACCGTGCTGACCAGACTTATGGTGTTAGTACGCCTGGCAGTGCCAGCAGTATCGCGGTGACTTATGGCGTGCTCAGACCGCCTAGTGGTGTCATCGTCCATTCATCCAGTCTCACCGAAGGAGTTCGCGCATTTGATGCCTGTCTCCATAAGGGCATCTGTATCGTCATTGGGTCTGCGGCAGGTGGTAACGAGCAGCGCGTTATGGCTTGGAAGTCCACGGACATGACAACCTGGACGGAGATAGACGGTGCCAACTGGCCTACGGGGAACCTCCTAACAACAACAGTTACTCGTAGGAATAACTACAATGATGACTTCGCGCGACTCCTAGACGATGGTAATAAGCTCTGGGCCTTCGTCAGGGATGATGCGAATAATGAGATTGAGTGCCTTACGTCCGTAGATAGTGGGGCAAACTGGGTGGCTGAGTTCCAGATTCCGTCTACGGATGGCCCCAAAGGGGCCGCCATATGGTTTGACCGCGCTGGAACGCAGTTCCCCTTACTCGCAACCGCCGAAGGAATCTACTCACTGGATGCTGCAAATAACGTCTTCGTCAAGGAGATTGCTCTTGATGGGCAGGCTGGTAATGGAAGATTTATGACCGTTGGTGATGACGGGAATCTCTATATACCACTCTCTGATGACGATGTGCTTCAAGCCCGGTTCAGTGGACAGGGTTCAACAGGCGACCCGACCCTACATCTGGAGCGTATCGGGCCGATGGCTGCCCATGACGGCCTCCCCGCTGTCTGGCGTGGTGATGCTCACTATGTCACCTCTGGTAACTCTGTAGGTGGGCTTGCCACTCGATGGCTCTGGACTGCCTATGGGGGTAGCGGGGCAGGCAAGACCGGAACAATCATGTGCTATGACTACGCTGCGAGTGCTAAGCAGGAATTCCCTGTGTGGCATTGCTTCCATGATGCACAGGAGAATTCCGTTTCAGGCATGGGCCAGAACGTCGTGATTACGCAGTTAGGGCTTAGTGCAGAAGATGACGGTACGCCGCGCCTGCACGCCACGGCAGAGGCTGCCGCTGCATCGCTGATGTTTGAGTTTGCTGAGCCTACGGTCAATCACTTTGCTCAAGGTGTAACAGGTAAGTACCTTCAGAACTCATACATCCAGTTCGCAGAGGATGACCACGGAGACCCTCATACGTCAGGAGCACTTCACATAGGCCGCCTGGATGGCGCCGAACTTGCGAATGATGCCGATAACAACGAAGAGATTGAGTGGACATTTGGTCTACTGAATGACAATTTCACCTTCGGTACCGCGCCAGGGGCATTTGCGGCAGACGTTACGAGTATCGCTCTTGGGTCGGGACTCGGCGTATCTGCCACGGGCAGCGTTCACCAACTGACGTTTGAGCGCAGGTCTGGCACTACGAGCGAGCGAGCCGTCTTGCACGAATTTGAAGTTCAGTATTCCAAGCGAGTACAGACCCTCAAGGGTTATGAAATCCTCATTGACCTCGACCAGTCCAACAGGGCCGAGCCAACTTACACCACCTGGGAAGACAAGATAAGTTCAGTTGAGGACACCATTGCTCAGTTGGAAACCGTCGAAGCAAGTGCGGTGACCGTACCGCTAGTGATTGGCAGCCTGGCAACAATCAACGTAGAGGTGGTAGGAACTGACTGGGCACTTTCGCTTGATACTCAGGGCGAGGCGCTTTCAGGGCCTATCTATTCAGGCGCTATCGTCAAAGGTGATGTTACTCTTCGCTTGGAGGAGAGATTGTAATGCCCACAGCACAGGTCTCACATGGGGTGATTACGCTTAGCGATGACAACGCCAAGGGGTTCACGGTTGTACCGGATAGAACTTACGGTGCCATGATTGCCTGCGAAGATAATGCAATACGCTGGCGTGCTGACGGGACTGACCCGACCGATAGCGTCGGCATACCGATGGCAGTTGGCGATACACTTACTTTGACTGACGCGAACTATCACGACTTTCTTCGTAAGTTCAAGATTGTCAATAAAGCAGCGGGAAGTAATGGCAAGGTGCAGTGCGCCTTTTTCAACGGATAAGGATAGTAAGTAATATGAAGCGTCTCTATCCATTCAGTATCTTGGTCAGTGGTACGTTGCTACTCGCCTGGCGTATGCTGCGCCGTAAGCCGAAGCACGTTCAGCCCGTTGAAGAACAGCAAGTGGACTACGATGGCGTTATCGTAGCGCCTACGTGGTAGCAATGACGGGTAAGTTCAGGCCACAGATTATGGCAGCTATTGTCTGCGGCACCTTGTTCGGTGGATTCGGTATGTGGATTGGCCTCCAGATGGGTGCTACTGAGATTGTTACGGCGGTTATCGGTAGCGTGTTCGGCTTCCTTGGTGGAGTAAGCCTGAAAGTGTTAGAGCAAGAGTAGAGAGGGGGAAATCACGATGCCTAAGGTAGGACAGAAGCACTATCCCTACACAAAGAAGGGTCGAGAGCAGGCAAAGGCTGCAGCAAAGCGCAAGGGCACGACCGTCAAATACGGTAAGAAGAAGTACTGATGACGGCGCCGATTGCATTCGCGAAGTTGATGTGGGCCTCGTTCGTATGGGCTGGTCGCTGGACATGGCGGCTAGCGATATCGCCATTCTTGCTCATCTACTGGTTCGTGAAGTCTCTGTTCCTGGCAGTGGTTGCCACGCCGGGAATCCTGTGGCGTCTACCGTTCCGAGCGTATCGGCGCATCGTGGTGTTCCGCAACTGGCTACTCGCCAAGGTGGAATACGCTCAAGCTGAGAGCGCCAAGTGGAAGACTACGTTCTCCATCGCACGAAGCCCCTACACGGCCCTCCGAGCGCTGGGGTTTACACCTCAGATGGCAGCGTCGTTGCTCATCGGAACGTCAGTGGTAGGTGGCGGTGTGGTGGTCAATGAGACAGTGTTCGCTGAGAAGTCATTCGCTCGTGGTGATAGTGGCGTGTACGCAGCACCCTCAGATATTCCCACTTCGTGGAGTGAAGGCGATAACACGCTGAAAATCTCACTGGGAACCACAGCCGTAAAGGCTGTGACGATAGACTCGGTGTCGGTCGGCACCGCATTCACGGGCTCAACTTTGCCTTCTGGGGCAACAACGACCATAGACATCGGGGGTAGTGGAGTCACGGATACGTGGTTACATGTGGGTACGCTCGTGTTTGAACGCAATCGCTGCGAAGTGCTGACGCTATCGAACATCAACGCGCACACCCTGAACATCACATCGAATGCCAGTGACGGCCAGTCACTCTCACCGTCGGCAGGGACTATTCGTGACCGTGCTGTGCTGGGAGGTCATGGTATGGCTCAAGACATGAGCACCAAGGGTGGGCTCTATGACCGGGTGGTCATCGAGGCTCCCACGTCCGGCGTCAACGGTCAGATTGACACACTGACGCTCTCAAATATGTACACGAAGGGTGGCCTCTGCCGACTTACTCGCATCAAGGCAGGCACAGTAACCATTCACCTCAATGAGACCGGCGGTGACTCAGACCTGGCGACTAAGGCGTTCACGGTGATGGACGATGTAACGGCGAGTGTCATCAACCTTTCTGGAAACGTAGAGGTGTCGATGGCGGTGCCCGCTACCCAGACGATTGATTCGTAATGAAATTACCGCCGAACATGAGCCTGGCCTGCGTGTATGAGGCACATGGGGATTGCCTCAAGGAGGATTGTGGCTGTGGATGTCATGAAGATGCTAAGAAGGAAGAAGATGCAGCCACCTGACACTAAGCGCCGGAAAGCCGATGTCGGAGACACCGTGACGTTTTGCCTTGATAACCAGGGTTTGTCCCAATACTGGGCGCACAACGGTCACACTGGAATCGTGAGAGCAGTGGAACTCCGACCCCAACTCCACCGCCAAAGCGCTCGCGCTGTATATACCATCGAGTGTGGGTGCGGATTACATCTGCACCCACGAGCAAATGCTTTTCAAGTGATATGAGTAAGTACGCCATGCGTTGCCACAATGACGGGGGCTCAGGTTTCCGACGGGACGTGTCCCTGGCCCATGCGATGAAGCTGTTCTCGACTGTTATGTGATGTTGGGTCATTCGTTTCCTCTAGGAGTTAGTGATGCTACCGAAGCTCGTGACGAAATTTGTGATGAAGTTCGTGCCACCGAGATACAAAAAGGAGGCGCAAAAAGCACAGATGTACGCCGATGTCGGGATGCGGATGTTTGAGCATCTGAACACGAAGGCCGAGATTGAGGACGCCGCCAACTTCCTCATTACCTCACTAGAGAGTGATGGCTACCTTAGTGTTGGAGAATGGGGAAAGTTCGGCGGGAAGCTGGGTATCATCGGTAAGCGTAAGAAGTAGCTTTACGTCGCGCTTCGTTGAATCGCCTACCGGCTTCTCGATTCTCTCGTAGGTGCTTATCGCACTGAGCAGTACTTCCGCTAGCTAATGGCTTGCCGCATTGCACACAGACACCATTAGCTTTGCGCGTGGCGTAAATAGAACTAACTCGGATAGACTCGGATTTCCGATGAGCAAGGCACTTGGACTTGCCAGCCCCTGACTGAAAGCAACCAGGAACTGTACACCACCCTAGTCGTCGTTTTAGCGACTGTATGCCCTCTTTCGGCCAATGTGAACGCCGAGCGTATGTTGCTTGTTGCTTCTCAGTCATCGCATCCCAACGAGCAAGGATTTCATCTGGATGTCGCCAGCGATGGTCATAGCGGCAGATATGATATTTCACTACTAACTGACGTACACGCTCACGCGTAATACCAAGTATCTCTCCCGCTGCTGCCAGCGTTTTCTCTGGGAATAGAGCGGCCTCTACGTCCTCTTTGGTATAGTGGGCTAAGTGCGGCACACCTTCTCCTTAGTTATACTGCCGATGCCAAGTATGGAGACTAGCTTCTTGACGCTTTTGCCACTCTAAGTTCTTCTCGATGGCCCCATAGGCTCCAACGGTGTATTGCCACGTAGCGGCGGCAAGGCCCTTATGAGTGTGACGTTCGTTCATATAAAGTGCCCCACAGGCGGGACACTGGATAGCGAGAGGTATGGTTCTGATGTCTCGCGATTTACTGTCAGTCATGTAGCTCCTCTACTTTACAAAGGGGTATCGCTTCGTTCCATTCTGTAGTCAGTTACCCAGTCTGGAATGACAACCACCTTAGTGTCTCCCGTGTTTTCGCCAAAGAGCCGAGAACCGATGCGGTCATATCCGACTTGATTGAACCAGCCCATTTGTCTATTGGTGGTGATTATGGTCGGCTTCCCGTTCGTCTGACGATAGTCAATGACCGAGAGTATCTCTTGCTCAGTGAACGCCGATGGCTTCTCGCCTCCTAACTCATCCAGCCAGAGTGGACGTGCTGTTTGGAGCGTAAATCGGAGAATGTCCCTGCGGTCTTCGCTTTGGTCTGCAGGGGGTTGAAGCGCCCGCATGAGTGCAGGCACCCGCTCTAGACGCACACGAGCATTGGCAGCTAAATATACACGGCAGATTGCTTCAGCTAAGTGTGACTTACCCGTGCCCGTGCCATCAGAAACCAGTACAAGCGTAGGTGGCGGTGTTGCGTCCTTCTCTACCATGGCATGGGCGGCGTTGTAAGCTTCTTCAGTGCCATGTCGGATATTGAAGTTCTCGAACGTTTTTGGTGGGCGTAGTTGTGATGTCGGCGCTAGTCTTGACCAGTCAAATGCAGCCAGGACTTGCGCCCGTGCGTTAGCGTCACACTTACACTGCAGAGCGTTTGCTTCGTGCGCCCTCGACAGACCCAACCGTTCAACAACTAAGTCCCATACCCCAGGTATGTGCATGTTCAACATGCCACACCCTGACCCTGGCATGTGCTTGCCGCTCTCAGACCGTTCTTCGTGGTACGCCCAGGCAGGCATAGGTTGTTTCAGGTTACTTACTAACGGGGTGAAAATAGAGCTATCCAACTTGTGTTCCCTCCCAGTAGTTATCCATTATCGGGTGTGAAGTCTTTCCAGATTTCACGTTATAAGTCTTGGGAATGTAGAGTGAGTTGGCCAGCCCGCGTTGATGCGCCCTTACGAACTCTACGGTGTCACGATAGGTGCCGTCGCCGAGCTTGTGTCGCCCGAACCGCAAGTGACCCATTACGTCATACCGATACGAATGCTGATTACCTATCTGACCCTTTGTACCACCCGTGACTAGCGAGAAGCGCGGCTCCACCTGTACGACGTGCCACGGCTGCGGGATAACGCCAGCCCGTGTGGCCCTGCGCCGCTCCGACCGTCCGGCATCAATTCTGACGACGTGGATACCCTTCGCCATGATGTAGGTCAGTGTCCAAAAGAAAAGGTTCGCGAGGTGTAGAGCCTGCCGCTCATACCATCCGACGTACCGCCCTGGCCGGTCTAATCCCTCGCCGAAGAATACCCACCCGCCCTGGCTAGGGTGTTCGATATCTACCTCATGCTCTTCGACCGGGTACACGCTAGCGTCAACCGTTTCGTAAATAGCCCGTAGGGAACCGAACACCCTGCCGGTCGATAACTCCACTTGGAAAGCCTCGTCCGTATAGAACTCAGGAGATGCGGGGTCGCCCTCGACGTAGAAAGCGACGCACTGAATTGCGGGCCTCAGGGTACGTTCGCCCCACTCCACATAGCCGTTAGGAACGACGTTATCAACAGGTGCGTTTTGGATGAAAAACCCGCGCAGATACTTGTCATCCCTGCCGGGCTCTTGCTCGCTTATCTGGATTGGCTCGTCGAACTCCATCCAGTATTGGTCGAACGGAAGCCGGAGGAGTTTCCGGTAGCTGTCCGGTACAGACGAACCAGCGTCTTGAAACTGGCGCATCTGCGCGGCGCTGAATATCATCCGCTTCGTATTGGGGTCGTCCAGCAGCGAGAGGATATAGGCGGCCCGCTTGCGGCTGTATACGTAGTCAGCCTCAGCGCGGCGTTCGTTAGGCCGCATCAACGTAGCGTGCCCTTCGGTCACCTTTGAGGAGGACTCGATATCATCGTGACCTCCTGATGGCCAGAAGGACGAAGCCGTTGCCCGCGCGTTGTAGGTCTTCGGGTCTAGTGCAGCGTGCCAGCCCCTGTCAGGGATGGCGGTGTAAGTCAGAAGCCTAAGTCGTAGTTCGTCGAAGTAACTCATGGTTATTCCTCCTGACGTGCCCTATCGGCGCAGTTACCACACATACGGTACCCGTCATCCACCGTGACATTTCCCGCACCACACCACCGACATATGCTGTTCGGTATCAGGTAGTCCGAGCCGTCATCCTCAATTTCGATAATGCGGTAACTCATTAGTTGTCCTCCTGCGCTATAACCATATCTGCGTCTGGGGGCCAGCCGTCCTCAGTGCCTCCACCATTGAGCCATGCCACGCGAGCGGCTGCCTCAGTCGTAGTACCGTAGTCACTTTCGGCGTGCCATTGTCCATTCGGTTCATAGAACCCGACAGTCCAGAGGTCGGGTTCAGAACGGATATATACCCACATGGTTACTCCTCGCCAGTCTCGGCATCTGTGCAGATGATGACTTGCCCTACGACATAGTGCGGTGACGCTAGCTCACTTGCCCTCCTGTTATGAGTAAGTCTCTCCAGCAGCCCCTCCTCATTTACATACATGGACGTACCGTCCGGCAGGCCGATGCGCTCGATGTACCCACCGACGTAGCCCTGAAGTTCCTTGAGGGTAAATGCCTTATCGTTGTCGGGATGAGCCGTAAACTCATACCCGCCTATTGTGATAACCGTTGCCATTACGCGCCCCCCTCTTCTAGCCTGAGGCGCTTCTTGCGCTCACGTTGATATTCTCTTGAACGTACTCGGTTAGCCTCACGTTTCTGAAATCTTGCAAGACGCGCTGCCGCAAGGTCTTTCCAAGCCGATGCGGACTCCAGTGTCCTAGCCCAAATTGGTCTTGTTTCCACTCCAAGGACATTGCAATCCACATATTCGCAACTGCATCTAGACCCATTCGGTCTACCTGTCGGCGAATGGTGCGACCTGTTGACCCAATTCTCAGCGAAGCCATCTTCATACCATGGCAGCGTCTGGGGCCTTGTATTGTCCATGCGGCTGGGTATGTTTGAATAACCGACTCGCTCGATAGGGGTGAATTTAGTAGCACCCAGAATTTCTAATCCGCTTTGTGGGCGGAGAGCTATCTCATCCACTGTGCGACCCGTGAGATTGACCGTGACCCACGACAATCCTTGCGACGCTGGGATGATGCAGAACAACTGGGGCTGCCCCATATGTCTATCTCGATAGTCATAATGCATTACGCTTTTCTCCGTTCTACTTACTACAGGAACAGAATGCCCTGTAGTGCGTCCTCGCGTTTCCAGTGGGCGTCTGGCAGGACTAACTGCTCGCCATGCCCAAAGTTTTTCTTATATGCCTTGCGATGAAAGTCACCTAAAGTTGCCTGGATACGTCGCACCCCCTTCCTATCCTTTATATAGATAACGACCAGCGAGGAGTCATCCCCATCTGACTCTTGCTCAAGTGCATTGATGGCAGTGACATCTATCGCCCATGCACCAAGCTTATTGAGGTGGTGGCGAGTCATGTCAGCTAGCCCATGGCGAACATACTGAACGCCTTCCGTATCTTCATTGACGCGAATCTCGCCGATGCACTGTTGGTTAGCATTGAAGATACGTGTCATAGACCTAACTCCTTTAGTCCATATAAGGCGATGAGCAGGGCATCGGCACTCCAGTGATGCACGTTTATGTTCGGGAACAACTGCTGCGCGCGGCGCTTAGAGATATTCTTATCTCCTCCTGTGCGGCAATCCATTACCCCTTGCCATTTCTGAGGGGTCACCTCAGTGAAGGGGATGCTTGCAGCCGTCAAAGCCATAAGAAGCATCCCGTAGTTGCGCCCGAAGTTAAACGTCGAACTTACACCCTGGCCTGGCATTGCATGAACCTTCTCGATGAAGGCATGACTGAGCGCCAATTCCCGGTAAGAATGTTGCAGATTGTATGCCTGCCACCGAAGACCACCATGATGCAGCGCGTCCCAGATATCCATCTCGGTCTCAGGCATCTTCCAGACCTGGGCGGGGATAGCATGGTCATCGGTGTCCAGCAACGCCAGCCCGCCATTCTTGCCAGGGTCGATGCCAAGAATCTTCATGGTGTAACTTCCACGTTCTTGTACACAACGTCTATGGGAAATGACAGGTCAAAGTTGGGTGGCGCATTGAATACGAGTAACTTGTCACCCTCATGCGACGTATGGAAGTTATATCCATGCGTCCTTCCATAGCGGCGAATCCTATTCTGGATGCCACAGGCGTAGCGGCTACCGTTTGGCTGGTAGTAATGCTTGCCAGGACAATCAACTGAGAATCCTGACCCGACATCTAAGCCAAGGGCAGCAGCCAAATACTCGTTTGAGATTCCCCGGTGCGAGGTAGGAAATGCCTCCATGAAATGCTTCCCCGTGATATTGGTTACCTCCATGAGATTTCCTCGCCCTCCTCAGTAAACCTTTCCTCGCTTTCCTCAGCCGACTCTAAGTCACTTGGCGCGGGCGTATTCTGGATACGGGAGATGACGTGGTAGAACCACTTGTCCCAATCTTCTATGGTGGCATCGGACTTTTTAGTTGCAGCCTTTGCTGCTACCTGCCGCTCAATGCTGTCGCGTGTAGGGTCTATGTATACAGGTGCAGGCACCGTTGATGACTCGCGTGGTGATTCAGTAGGCGTAATCGCTGTAGGCGTAATTTCGTCTATCGAGGGTGGAATAAAGGGAGTCGGAGCCATACCCTCATCGGCCAGACTTACGAAACGCCACTTCCAATGCCAGGGAGTGTCACCCTTATAACTCTCTTTGACTTTGCCATTGGTACGCATGACGAGCATCTTGGGCGTACCGTCAAAGTTACTACCGACCTCAGCCGGGACGTAAAGCATAAGAGGAAAGTTGGAGCGCATAGCTGGACAGTCCAACTCCAACTTGTAGTCCATCTCCCCGTTGTTGTTGTAAGTTTCCGTCTTACCCTTCAGCGTTACCGTAGCGGTCATATATGTGTCTGCCATTAGGCTCCCCCTATCTCGGTGAACAATTTCTTCGCGCTTGCTAACGGATGGGACAGTATGTACTGGGCTAAAGCTACCCATTCCTCCTGTGCTCTATAAAGGTCGGTAACGTGATGCGCTGTTAGGTGCGGCCCATCGTCATCCTCTGTAAATTGCAGGATGAAGGCAGCAGCAACTTGCTCATCGAAGCGTTGCTCAATCATCTGGGCATAGGCTCCTAATTGGAGCCAGTATTCGGGATAGATGTGCTTGGCCCGCTTGATGTCAATCAATACAAGCCGGTTATCGCCGTAAGTAGTTCGCGCCAGAATATCGAAGGTGCCCCCTACACCTAAGCCAAAGTCTACCACAGGTATCTCAATCTTCTCAACAGCCATCCCGTTAGCGGCAAGCCACTCGTTGAGCATGATGACTTCACGGTTCCATTTCTCTGGGGTAACTCCCCCTTCAAACGAGTCCGCGATGACTGCGTGTAACTCAGTGCCCTCATCTCTGGCATCAGTTCGTGATGCAGCGGCTAGCGCCTTAGCACTTATCTCCTCAATCACAGCGTCGGAGGGCACACCACCTCCTGCATTCCCGAAGTCTCTTGTACCAGCAATCACCGCTCGATACTTTTCGTCCATCAGGTTCTGCATCCAGCCAACTAACCCAGGCTTGGGGATAACTCTGCCTATAACCGTAGTTACGCTAGGCATAGGCTCAACAGTTGTTCCATCATCGAACTCCACTTGATAGCGGTGCCCCTGGCCATACTTAACTCGCGAGACCGTGAAGCCCAGGCCGCCATTAGTTAGCTTATATTTGTAACTGTCAGTCATCTAAACAACTCCTTCTCCGTTCCTTTGGTTAGCCCTTCGACTCAATAACATAACTCAGCAGTCCCTCTATCGTCTGCCAGTCATCATCCTGCATAGGGGACTCTACCTTTACCATCACCTCTGATGGATACACGCCATCTTTGGTGTCAAACCCAACGCAGATAGTGGCGTAGCGCAAGCCGCTTTCATAAAGCTGACGCGCTACCTCCCTGGTCGCATCCGGGTTATCAGGCGTGCCGTCGCAAATATGCACGAGCAAGACGTCATTGACCGTCTTAGCTTCCTGCTCAACGTAGAGGAGTGCCTCAGCGTCTGGTGTGAAGCCGCTCGATTTGATGTACTGGCCTTTTACAGCAAGATTACGGTCATTGTCGCCCGCTAGCTTATTACCAGCCTCAACCATACCAATAACAACGCCATGTTCTCGATGGTAGGTCATTACTGTCGCGTCGGTGAATAGTGCCGTTATCGCAGCAACGATATTCCACATCGTGTTCGCCCTGCCGTCGTGCATCGTGCTTGATGAGTTATCAACGAGCACGATGATTCTCGCTTGGTTGTGTTCGGGCGCTGCGAACACGCGAGTGTCGCCATATCGCATACGGTAAATCTTCTTAGTGACTTTCCCATACTGACGGAGACGGTCAACAGACTGGCGCTTACCTTCGATATCTAACTTTACCCGCAACGCCTCCGACAGCGGATTCTCTACCTGCGCCGGAATAATCACGCGATAGTTATCTGGGGTAAAGATGGGAATGGGTACCTTGCGGCCACCCTTATCGTACTTCTCGCCATCCTGTTTGATTGAATCTAAGATAGCTGCGATTACATCGTTGTCAGCATCAGTGAGATAGTCGCTTAGCTTTTCCCCTTGGTCGCTGCCTTCGGGGCTATCACCATCAGGTTCATCGCTCTCGGAGTCATCAGTATCGGGGTCATCGCTAGTAACCTTGCTGTCCTGACTCTGACCGCCCTGCGATTCTCCCGTATCGTCAGGTAAGTCATTCTCTGTATCAAGTTTGGCCTGTCTATCTTCAAACTCATGGATGAGTGCAGCATACTGTAACGCCGCTCGTACTCCTGCCACTTTATCCTTTGACTGGACAGCCTCTTCGTAGGCTGGCAAAAATACCTTAGTCAGAACGTCAGCGCATTGAGTTGCCAGGGCTTCGTCGTTGATGCCATAAGCCCCTTTGTACTGAAGATTTATGACGGCTTCGTCATACCTGCCCTCGACAAGTCCCTGTAGTGCCGTGGCATAGCCTTGTGTAGGATGCTGTCCTGACATGTCTCTGCCATACCAGTCAGAAGCACGATGTTCGATGCGTTTGGTCTCGATGTAATCAAGTGAGTCACGGGTAGCATCATCGTCAATAACGCTATAAGGTAGCGTCAGCTTATCTATCCAAGACCAATGGCCCCATGCCGCATTGACTAATGACTGTTTCATCGACCACGTAGCCGAATCGGGCACGGAAATTGTCCCGTCAGCCATAGAAGGCGTGGCTTCTCTCCCGCCCTGTATTGTGCTATGGGCACCAGCAAGTATCCTTGAGATACCCGCTGCCGTTGCATAGTTACTTGGCCTATCGAAGAAATCTAACTGGTCTTCGCTGTCCTGCATTGCATCCTCCATCTTAGTATTCACTCTCAGTTGGCATCGACGATGGAGCCAACGTGTTAGGTGCGAAGTGTGAGCGGGCCATATTGAGCACGCTATCTGCTACATCTACCGATGCCGTGAACTTAGGAATCAGTGAGTACCGCACCGCATCCAACGGCTCGAAGCCATTAGCGATGGCCTGGCCCCACAGCTTCACGTCTCGTGAGCATACCCACGTATCTGCGCTACGCCTTAGCTCTACGACCAAGGCCATGCATCGGCGAGCCGTTTCCTCTGGCATATAGAGTTTCATCAACTGAGGTTCGTTTACCACGGTCTCGTTCAGCCTGAAGATATAGCCGAAGCGACGCATTACCGGCATTGGAATCTTGTTAGACGTGTAGTTCTTGGCTGGCGGGTTATAGGACGCAACGTACCGGAAGTTTGCATCTACGCTGACGCTCCCTTCGGGTGACTCTACGAGGTCAAGGAACCTCCGTGACCCTTCGTCCATGACCTGGTGCAGTCGTGACAGCACGTCAGGGTCAGCGTTCGCCATCTCTTCGATGTGGTAGATGCCACCTTGCCTTGCCATCCTGGTCAACTTACCGTCATGCCATTCGACCAGCACGCTCGGGTCGGGCACCGGGTACATGCCGCCAACAAAGGCGTTGATGTCCATGCCACGATGACATGCCTGAATCGCATAGGTGCCATTCCATGGTGCAGTGTCCGCAATCATGTCAATAATGGTGGACTTACCGTGTCCCGTGGGGCCTTCGACGCCGATTGGCACGGGCGGCTTAGCGTGTAGCGCCCTCTCGATGTCCTCGTACATCTTGTTACCAAAGGAAGTGAACAGGTCACGAGTAGGTTCACCCGCATCGGCATCGAATACGTGCTGCTGCACGGCTGCGATAGCTTCTGCATCGGGTGGTGATACGTTACTGATGACGTTGACCAGCCTCTGCTCAAGTTCTCGGCTGTTATCAACAGCGTTACCAACGACCATGTTCTGCTTCCCACCATGTCGGTGACGGTAATGCTGAGAGATGGCAAACATACTGGGGCCATCAAACTCTCGCCAGTCTATGGTGCATATCCATTTCCTGGTATTGGCATCGAAGATGACATTGTGCGAAAGCGGGTATATCGTCGCGCTTGAGTCTTCAGTAATGACAGGCTCAGTTACCGTGGGGTTAGCACACGTTGCACAGATGATGTTGCCATAGGAGAGTTGGGCATCTGTGGAGTATGGTGGAATCGCTCGGCCACACTTGCTGCAGTTAGTTTCAGTGATGATAAACATCTAATCTTCCTCTTGGTTGTGTATGTTTGGGTCGGTCTCAGTAAGTCCGCAGTCGAATAGAAATCTGTCTTTGCCGAATTCTTTCTCTCGCTCGTTGGCGTCCTCCTCTAAGTAATCTGCAATATGGTTACCGATATACCACCGCATGTCCTCGGCGCTTTCGATATGCTCTGCCGCTTTGATGACCCTTGATATGCGTGCCCAATCTCTTCCCCACATAGCGCTACCGAAGCTCGATGATGTTGTCTTTGACAGCCTGGGCACCCAACATAAGGCCGTCAGCAAACGCCCTCTGCACAAGGTCGCCTATATCTACGGCGAATGAGTGTATGTCTTCACTCTGCTTATCTTCGTCACTTAGTTTCGATTCCAGTGACCCGATAAAAGACTGAAGGTGACGCAGGGACATGTATTCAGTGATGAGCCGCCACGTCTTACCGTTGCGGGGGATAGGCGCGTCACCCTTATCCCATAAGTCGCATTGGTTACCCATCCACTCCAGTGAGGCTTTGTCGTACCCGTGCTCTGCTGCTGTCGCGATTGTCTCCTTGAAGTGACGGTCAGTGATGCCCTCTAACACGCTTCTGATTTCGCTCTCTATATCCATCGTTTTCCTCCCGTTAGTTGCTCTCGGCTCCCTCGACCACACCCCCACAGGCTGCCAGAGGTGGCGAGAGGGTGCAAGCCCCGTGCAATCCTGAAGGATTGCCCTGCGCGCGATTGATTCTTGATTCCCTGGGTTCCTTGGGAAGGGAACTGGTACCGTTCCAGAAGAGTTAGTTCCAGACTCATATACAAGTTCCCTTCCCTCGGTAGTTATAAGCAAACGTGTGTTACGCAATACGATGGACGTAAAAAGTCTTGTCCTTACATCGTGTAGCAAACTTCTTTTCGTTACGCTTACCTACTAACCACGCCATCGTTGCCCCACCGCACCCATTAGTTGAGCTATTATGTACCCAATGACAAGGTAACTTTATAGCTTCACCCACGAGAAGATTACACATTGCAATTGCTACCTCGCTGGGGTTTCTTCCGTTACGCGGCCAACCTGGAATATCAGCAGGATTGATAGATTCGATAGTCACTTCTTATTCCTCTTCTGGCTCGTAGGCCAATGGATGTATGGAATGGGCTAATAGCCCCTTTGCCTTCCGTGCTTCGTTGACTCTCTCGACGCAATCAGGGCATATAGGCTCCTTTTCTCCTGTCGTTGGCGAACGAAACGATGGAACGTGTGCGGGGTTAGACCCGAAGACACGGTTACAACTGAAACAGTTAGCGAACAGCAGCATGTATCCCATCAGTTACTCTCCTGAGCGTCTGCTATTGCTTCGGCCTCTGTTGCGAACGGCCCGTTGGGGTCGCCATCGGGCAGGCAACCAGGGAAGCACGACCACCAATACCATCCGATGGTTTTACTGCCCGGAAGCTTGCGCGCCGCTTCGGGCAACGCGTCCCCGTTTAGGCCATAGTCCACTTCGAAAACCTCTACATCGGGCAGTGCGTGTGGGTCGCTCTCGCGTGTCGGGTCGCTGTAAATCTGCATCAGTTACCACCCCTTCGATTCTGCATAACGTGAGTTCCAATCGACCGTATCGGCTATCTCTAAGACGTGGTGGTCGATAAATTCTGCGTATTCCTTTGGCGTCAGTAGTAAGTCACACATGCGTTGTATGTAACCGACGTGGCTACTCGTAGTTTGGCTATGGAAGCAGCCTCCCATCGCCGTATGTTGGATGGCAATCTTGCGTCCATCTCTCAGCGTTACTCCAATGATGAGAGCGTAGGAGCGAATGAGGCTACCATCAGTGCTCATAGAGCTATTGTTAGCAGCATTGCCGTGACGCCACGCATAAGTAACTTCAACATTACTGGTAGACATTAGTTAGTTCCTTCGGTTAAAGATAGCGGCGTGTATCTCTGTGCTTGAATTGGTCAACGCCGTTATCGTCGGTGTACATATACATGTAGAGCACCGCATCGTTATGCAGCGGCTTGCCCATCACTTTGCTAGACAATCGCCCCGACGCTATCGCCTCTCGAAACACTTTTGGAACGTCGCTCTTCACTATCACCTGGTTATCCCTCCTTTTGCTGTTACCTCTGACCTCGACACGGTAGCACAGTCTACTACAGACCAATAGCAGCCTGCAATACGGTTAGACATCGTAATCCTCCCTTCGTAATGCCATGACTACAGTCCGAATGATGTCGTTTGCCGTACCAGAGCTACCCTTTGGCGCAGCCTGTAACATTTTTACGCCTAACTTTGGATATTCCAGGCCAAGAATGAGTCCTTGCTGGATAGCCGCAGAGGCAAGTGTCCTTATGACATGATTGAGTAGCTCATTCATGTCAGTATTCGTCGTAAGGACTGCCTCCATGAGGGCAGTCGCCGCTGTTGGGAATCCGTCAACGAGTAATTCATAGGCAATCACTGCCTCAGGTAATTCGTCCCTGTGGGAATGCATAGTCATTTGCTGCCCCTTGTGCATGTGAGTGCTAGCTGATGAACGCCAGGATGGTTTTCAACGCGGTTTTCGCTTCGGCGGTATCGACGAAACCATGGATGCTTACCTTTTCGCCTTTCACCATGCCGGTGATGTTCATGGCGACGGTAGTTCCGCGTCCGGTCGTTACCTCAAATTCCAGCGCTCCAAGCTTTACGGTCATCATTACTTAGCCTCCTTGCGGGATTTCCAACTGGATGGCAGTAAGTCTGTATCGTAGTCAAGGCCAGGCCATGCTTTCTCGGCTTCCTCCGTGAATAGAGGCGCGAATTCGCCAAATACCTCGGCTAAGATGTACTCAGCGTCAGCGATGTTACTTATCTCAGTATGTGGTGCCGGTACGGCCTTCATCGCTTTGATGCCCTCAGTTAGCACCTGGGCCATGATGTACTGACCTCGCATACCTACCATAAACTTGATTGCTTCGTCCTTGATTGTCACTTCGTTACTCCTTTCTTGTGCCTGGGCTTTTTCGGTTGCCTAACCTGATTACTGAATGACGCCGCTATGATTGCGCGGTTACGAGTGTCGCATTCACGGCAGTACCATGCGTTGTTGAACTGCACCGCATCGTCACCCATCACGACCCCTCCACAGTCGTGGCAGTGACGCCTTCGCCTCAACTTACCCGTGGGTTTATCGGGTGGGTTACGGAACAGATGCTTGTCTGACCAGCCGTAGCTGAGGAAATCCACTATAACGCTCCTAAGTACTCATAGTTTTGATGTGAGTAACTCTCATGTGCGTCTGCGATTGCTTCGGCCTTCGCATCAAATGGGCCGAAGTTCTTGCCCACCTCTTCTGACCAGTACCAGCCTGACGTGTCGTCTATCTCACCCGCTTTGAGCGAATCGTGCAGGTGGTAGACATATGCCTGTATGAGGCCGTCTATCCACATTACCTCGCTCCTTTCTCGGCAGCTAGGCGGCTACCGTCCTTCGTGTGGAGGCTGCGGATAATGGCGTCCATGAATGACCCCCTACTCTCAACCTCCCACCCGAAGCGCTTTTTCAGCGCATCGGCCTGCTCGTTACTGAACATCCATCGCGGTGCCGCTTTGCGGTCTTGCATGATTACTCGTCCTCCTGTAGTTCGCTCGCCCAACGTTCGATATCGAGGCGGCTGTCGTTGACATTGGTCTCTAGGGAGTCAATCGTTCGGTTCATAGAAGCTATGTCTACCTTTGCGTTGGCGATTTCTCCTTCGAGCCATTCGCGATGTTCTGTGGTCATGCCAGGGTGGTCTATCGCATATTCGATAATCTCCTTTGCATCTCTAAGGCCAGCCCCGAACCTGTCACGAAATACCTTTATCGCGGATATTTTGTTGTGCGCCCCAACGCTTAGGACGATTTCTCGCGCCTCCTTGAGCGAGGCAGTCCTGGTAAACGAAAACTCCTTGCCCCTGTAGCCCGGTCTGATTTCCCATGTCATGACTGTTACTCCTTCTCGTTCTCTTGCTTTGCCCTTGGGTCGGCTCCTCGCCGCCTCTGCACACAGGACAACACAGCCCCACAACCACCGCAAGAGGCTCGCAATCCTGAAGGATTGCCGCACCCGCGAGTAGTATTCGCACGGCGGTAACGGCACGCCCCCGCACACGCCTGTGCATGCGGGTATACGCTCGTGCGATAATCGGGTGGGCGTAAGCCAAACAGGGGGAGGCTAAGACGATGTATCACATGCCCGTAAGCATCACGGCGACCGATGATGGAGCCGAAGTAACACTACCTGGCATAAAGGGATTGCGTGGATGGACACCAGCAACTAAGACCATGCTGAGGCATCGCCTTAGAGGCATGTTGGGTGGGCAGCAAGAGGTCGTGGTAACAAGCGTAATCGCCAACGATTCGCCCGACTTAGTGTTTAGGGTGAGTGGGTAATGACTATCGGTCGTCCCTTTACACCCGGTATCTCCGGTAATCCTGGTGGACGCCCTAGGAGTATCGGCAGACTCGCACGGGAAGCGACCGATAACGGTGTCGATATCGTCGCCTTCTTCGTGTCAGTGTTTCACGGGGAAATGCCAACCGTTGGCGATGATGTCGTCTTACACGAACGCAAGATAACGTTAGATGACCGTATCGAAGCCGCTCGCTGGCTTACTGACCGTGGATGGGGTAAGGCTGCGCTCAACGTATCTGTCGAGAATGACGAAATGGACTTACCCCTGACTAAGTACAGCGTCGAAGAACTCTTAGCCATGCGCAACACGCTAGTTATGCTGACAGAGGGAGAGTTCAGCGAAAAGGCGTAAGGCGTAAGGCGTAAGTCACGCGAGTAAGTGTAAGGACTAAAACTTAGTTAACTACCCCTATCCCATCACAAGGACGGGCTAAGTAGGCGGCTGCGTAAGGTCGCGGTCAGGGTTCGCCTTATATGTAGGTAGTCACCTAAGGCAAGCCCTGATTCGCTTAGACACCCTCATAGGGTGGCAACAGTCGTAACTACGTCGCCTAGTAGTTTATCTGACCTTCGATTCCTGACCTAGCACTAAGCCAGGAGCGGCACCGTTTGTAAGAATCCCAGACTTTCGGTAAGTCGGTATCAACACCGTCTGACTTAGCGCTGAGATACGCTTCGTGTAAATCGCGTAAGGCTACGATAGCCTTGTATACTAACTCGTTATGATAGGACGCATTGTCACGAATCGCCTGACTTAGTCCGTCTGACATTTGCGTAGCCTGAGCCCTATCGCCAATGTGTAGCGTAGATATGATGTTCACCCCGTAAGTAGTTGAAGCTTACGACGTGGCAACGACTGTTGCTTAGACACCCTCAGAATGGCGCGAGCCCCGTAAGTAGTTAGGCCGTAACTAGGTAGCGTTCACGAACGCTGTCAGGAATAATGTTGAACGCCTTCTGTAACTTCTCGCGACATTGGCGATGTACTCGCATGTTGTGTAAGTCGCCGTTGGGTAACTCGTAAGCCCAAAAGGCCGTAAGTCGCCCGTAATGGCCACATACTGGACATTCCTTCTTATTCATGGTTAGTAAGTCTCTCCGTAAGTAGATTGACTCGCACCATTCTGAGGATGCCTAAGCGATGCTGATAACAGCGGGTTAGCAGGTTTTGATGATGCTTAGCTTCTAGGAACACCGGAAGCGCCACTAAGTGTTACTTGGTTAGCTTGGCGAGAATCGCGTCTAGCTTAGCGTCTGTCTCAGCTTTGCCAGCGTCAACCTTAGCCTCTAAGGCATCCATTCGCGATTCGGCGACCTTCTTGGGCTTCGCAGGTTTCTTAGGAGCAACGACGTAAATTCTAACGTCGTTGTCATCGGTACCAGACTGCCAGAAATTGCAGACTGTACCTTCGGGAACGCCTTTACCAGTTTTGCCCTCTAAGGCGTGCTTAGGAGACAGCATTTGCTGGATGGTGCGCCCACCCTTAGGCGAAACGCTGTATCCAGCTTCGGCTTGCTTCGCGGGGCTCATTGCCCTGACCTTAGCGAAGGCGTCCTTTATCGTTTTGACCGCTTTGGCTTCTAGGGTTCGGTATTGCATTTAGCTTTCGCTTTCCGCGCCTCCGATGCTCCTAGAAACTAAGCATCCCTGCGGGTTATTCCGTAGCTGCGTTGAGCGCCTCAGGAGCGTTACTCGACATCCTGCGCGCTACTCCCGGGAGTGATGGCCCTCTTGAGGAATCACCTTAGTCCGTCACCGGGTCGCGAGTCCTACTGGCGTCTGTTTCACCGCCGTTGTAAATGTGCTGTAGAGGCGGGTGGCCTCAACGGGCAATACCTTACAGCAATGCACTTACGTATGGCAATAACTTACGCCTAACAGAGGCGACTTACGCCTACCAGCGAACGCACCGAATGAGGCAAGCGCGCCCACCCCCGGCGGTACCATCTGGCGTATCTGATACGTATCAACTAAGAAAATATCCGCGGCATAATTTCAGAGGATTTGTGTAGGAGCAGGAGCAATCTCATTTACCGTCTGAGGGAGCCAGCGATGCCTAGAAGGGGAGGGGGTTTCTTTCGGGAGGAAATGGAAACCCGACCCCCTCCGTAGGTTCCCCCGCGGGGTGGAGCCGAAATTGAACCCCACCGGCGTCGTAGACATGCTTCCTTCGTCCGGCTGCAATGCCGGAGGTGGCTTCACTTCCTCGGAGGAGCCCAGGAATGCCTGCGTGGGTATGGGGTTATGAGTAAGTCGGGGTTTTTACCTTGTAGCGATGGCTACGTATGAGGGGGAGAAAAGAAAAGGGCCGCTACGTGGACTGTTGCAGCGGCCATTCCGTCCTCGGTCACCAGTTTCGGCTGTCCCTAGCGGCCTCCCCGCGTCCGTTCAGCCGAACAGGGAGGACTATACACTTATTTTCTAAGCGGTAGTAGTGGGATTGACGGCTGTTTTGGTGCTGTGGCGCTGGGGGTTGAGTAAGAGAGACGTACGGGGTGGGGGTCTCTCATTACGATACCGATGATATATCCACAATTTAGGGAGGGTATGGACAATGCTTACTGCGCGGCGCACACGCAGAGAGGTAATACCCCCAGCGACCACAGTAGTGCTACTCTACACCACAGCCGAGTGTACTGAGAAGAGGAGTTACCACCGCATATGGTTACTCAAGTCACGATGACTGACCTTGAGCGTGAGTTAGCCAAGCGCCGATTCACTGAATTCCTCACCTTCGTCAAGATTCAGAACACCGACAGTGAAGGTGGAGCCCAGATGGCCTTCGAGAAGTGGCCACACCTTCTTACTTCCGCAGCGATTCTTGAGAAACACCGCCGCGTTATCTTTCTCAAGGCCAGGCAGATTGGTATCACCTGGCTTATGGCGGCATATGCACTCTGGACGGCTACTTACCACGACGGCGCCGTTGTTCTTGTCCTCTCAAAGGGGGAGAACGAGGCGAAAACCTTCCTCAGGCGCATCAAATTCATCCACTCCCGTCTCCCTGAGTCACTTCAAGGTGTGGTTGTTATCGACTCGACGACTGAATTCGGGTTCAAGAGTGAATCCAAGATAACGGCACTGCCCGCAACCGAAGATGCAGGTCGTTCAGAGACCGCAACCCTCGTGTTGCAAGACGAAGCGGACTACCACAAACACCTTGAGTCCAACTTCGCGGCTGTCAGACCTACTGTTGATGCGGGTGGGCAGCACATCATGGCTTCTACGTCCAATTACGAGACCATCGACAGCTTCTTCAAGCGGATGTACCGCCGTGCGAACACCTTAGAGGGTACGGAAAGCAACCACGACGGTGAATCGCGTTACGTCCGGGTGTTCTTTGGGTGGGATGTCCGTCCTGGGCGTGATACGGAGTGGCGTTCTGAAGTTACGGCAGATTACGACCAAGACCAGAGGGACAAAGAGTACCCAGAGTCAGAAGAACAGGCACTCGCTCCACCTCAGGCCATCGCTGCCTTCGATTCCGCTGCTCTCGCCAGCATGTTGGAGAACGCCGAGGAGCCATTGGTGGTAAAAGGGTTACCGCCTGATGCTCGCATGTGGCGAAAGTTCGTTATCGGCGACAAGTACACCGCATTCACCGATACTTCCCACGGAACGGGGAAGGACTTCGCCGTCACCGTTGTCTATAACTGTGTTACGGGACTTATCGTTGCAGATATCAAGTCCAATACCCTCGACCCTGACGCATTGGCCCTTCAGTCAGTCAAGTTACTCGGTGAATATGACAATCCCATCTGGGGTATCGAGGACAACGACTGGGGTATACAAACCATCAAAAAGGCTCAACAGTTGGGTTATAGGCAGTTGTACCATAGGCCCATAAGTACCCAGAATCAGAATAAGAAGGGTCAAGTTGGCTGGCATACGAGTGAGTCCAGCCGCAATAGCCTCTACGGTGACTTACAACAGGCAGTCAAAGACCGTTCAGTAACGATGTTCGCCAGAGATGGCATCGCTCAGTTCACCCAGACCATCAAGAATCCCGACAAGAATGGACGAGTAGAGGCTATCGAGGGTGGACATGACGACTACCCACTTGCCGTTGGCGGGGCATTACAGATGATTAGGTACGCGCGTAAGGCAAGAGCCCACTCATTCACACCAGCAGGTGACTTCAGTTCCATGGGAGCTTTTCTTACCGAGCGCGTTGTTCAGACGAAAAGTAGGTGGTAGGAGTAACCAATGCCAACACAGAAACCCGATGAAGGGTATATCCGTGACTATCGTGAATACCTACGCGGTGTCTGGTCTGCAACTCACGCACACTGGCATGGAGTGATAGACCCTTGGTACTGGCAGACGGCGACCATCTGGCCCGGTGGCTCTCAGCGTTCGACCTATCTTCCCTCCACTGCACGCGCCATCGTTGACCATGCTGCCGACGTACACATGGCATTCGAGCCCAAGTTCTTTCGCAAGCCTCCTCGTGGAGGACGCAAGCATGAGAAAGATGCAGACGCCGTAGAGGCTGGACTGGGAGCAGTCTTCCTCGATGCGATGCTCCATGAGCCAGAACTTGCCTTCAAACAAGGCGCTAAGTACATGGGTCAGTATGGGTACAGCGTTATCGAAGGCCCCATCTTGGACTTCGAGAATAGGCCGGAGGAGCCGAAGCAGGGCAGGGGCGAGAGCGCCGACGAGTTTCGGTGGCGTGAGATTGACTATCGCAACAGCAAGCGGAGTTGGAATCCCATCCGCATCCGCGCTCCTCACCCCCGTCACGTATTGATTGACCCCACTGAGCGGATGCCGGGAGAGGTCGTCAAACACCAATACCTCTACGTCTCACGCATCCTTGGTCTGTTGGAAACGCTCCGCAGTCGAGAGCGCAAGGCAGAATTCATCATCAAGAAGAACAGTTACCCCTTCTCGATAGATAACCCATTCCTCAATGTGGAGACCACCGAATACTGGTCTGCTGAATATCACGCCATGACCGCAGGCGATGCACTGCTCTTCGTGGAGAAGAACGCCTATGGGTTCGTGCCGTTCAACCATGGTTTCTCAGGATTCGGTGGGGAGATGACCGAGAGCTTCGGTGACCCCCGAACGAAAGCACAAGGACTACTCGACCCCGTTATCCATGCACTGAAGGTCGAGGCCCAGAGCATGTCTGCGAAACACAATGCCATCATCGAACGCTCTTATCTTCGTACGCGCGTAGGTACGACGACTGACCCTGCAGAGATAGCGGAGCAACTCGATACCGAGGATGGCGTCATCCAGGCAGACTTCGGTGAAGTTGGTTTCATCGACTACCCCGAACTTGGTCGCTCACTCTTCCAGGTAGGGAATGAGGTTAAGGACGACATCACCATCGGCACCTTTGCCCGCGATATCGCTGGTATGCGCCAACAAGGAGTAAGTACGGTTGGCCAACAGGCCATCCTCTCTACTGCCGCAACTCGTAAGTTCGCCACGGTGAATAAACAACTCAACCTGATGGCAAGCATCGTTGGCATGAACATCCTTCGGTTGGTAGACCGACTGGACATCACTATCGAATTGGGCGGTGACTCACTTAGTCCTGCCATGCTCCATCACGACTACAACATCATGGCTGAGTTCCAGACACTCGACCCCATCCTCCAGCTTCAGGAGCGCGAGGTAGGGATGAGGGAAGTCCAGATGAAACTCAAGTCCAGTGAGTCCTACCGCGAGAATGACCTCCGGGTACGGAACGAGTCACTGGAGAAGAAGCGCCTTATCAAGGAACTCGTGCGCGAGTCACCCGAATACATCCAGGCCATCTCCCGCGAGGTAGCTCGTGAGGATGGGATGCTGGAAGTCATCGAGAACCTTCGAGCAGAAGAGGCGGCAGGCCAGCAAGGAGGGCCTCCACCAGGAGCGGGGCCGATGCCTGAGATTTCGGCAGGTGCAGGCGGTGGTGCAACGAGAGCCTTGCGTGGTGCGCTTACGGGCAGTACGGCCAAGCCAGGCATCCCACCGTTGCCACCGAATGTGACACCGTAATGCCAGAAACAGACAACATATTCACCGAGGTTGTGATTGAGTTACGCGAGGAGATGGCTGCTATCCGTGAGGAGAGTGAGGAGTTCGCAACGAAGTTCCTCCACGAAAAAGTGCAGCCCAGCCAGGTGATGCGTCGTTCCAGCAAGATGACTCCCGCACAGCGCAAAGAGTCTATTGATTCTATCGGCGGGCGTGATGCACTTCTAAAAATGATTCATGATGAAAGTGCGCGGAGGAATTCAAATGGCGACTGATAGAGAGCTTAGATACGACACTACCGAGAACAGACTCTACAGTTACCGCGAAGCCGATGATTCGTGGCAAATATTTAGTTTTCGGCAGATGGAGGAAGCCATCCTGCGATTATGGGGGACTGACGTTGATGGCATTGTACTTACTCCTGAATTGAATGACGCTTTCCAAGATTGGGTTCAAGGCTCAGACCAAAATCCACCGTCACTAGAAGAAGTAAGAACAGAACAAGAAGCGGCAGCGTTGCCTGGTGACGAAACAGACCCTGCTACTGAGACTGAACAGGGTATCTGGTCAGGACTTACAGGTTGGTGGCCTGGTGGCGGGACTGACAAAGTAGATGCACCGCCTGGGAGTGCAGTAGATGCACCGCCTGGGGACGAACCTCAATATGGCGATTTGACTATTGGACTCAACGGTGACGTTTGGGTCTATGCCATAGACGAAAACGGGCAAGACAACTTTGTAAAGATGCGTGAGTTTGAAGAGGAGATTGGCGAGTATACCTTTGCTCAACATGCAGATTTGATACTTGAAAGATACACAGACGACGAGGGCGGCACGGATGGAATCGAAGGGCTGCGTTTCGATGAGGACTTCAAACTCGGACAAATCGACCTCCTAGAGGACAAAGGAGAGACAACTTGGACAGCCCAGGACGCTATTTCGAGGGACAGACTTGCTGCACTGCTGGAAAGAAAAGACCCTGAGCCCACTGATGAAGTGGGCGACTGGTATGACCAGTTGCGCGCACTGCCTGGCTATTCACACCTTCCAGAAGACCGGGGTGACCTGGGCTTGGTTGTTTCGCGTAACCCTGTGACTGGAAACGCCGACTTATACGAAAACGGTGACTATATTTATGTGCGAGACCCTAAGCGATTCCGAGCCGCAATGGATACGTATATAGCCATTGCGAAGGCTCAAGGCATCGACGTTGGCAAGATAGAAGAAGCGCCATGGACGCGAGACGATGCACGAGAAAACGCAGAAGGTGCTGGCCCTGGATTCATGGCTGACTATACGCCTAAGGAAGGGTGGTTCATGCGAAGACGCACGATGAATGACCCATACGACACTGAGGCAGAGGCAGAGGCAGGAGCAATCGCGCAGGGCTATACGAACTATGAGATTGTTCCTAATCCTGACGGGCGTGGTGTCGTTATTAGTGTTGGCGCAGCAGGAAAGAAATATACCTCATCTCAAGCAGCCGAAGCTGATAAACCAGATGGGATGAGGGTCAAAGCAATTCAGCAAGATGATGGCTCTATCCTCTACGGGTATGAATACGCGCCTGAAGACCCAAAGATGCTCATTGATACCTGGGATGAGGTCATCATTGATGCATACCAGAAAGGCGGGCCAGCAAAGGCGATTGAGGCTGACCAATTACGTGACCGTATCGAGGCCAAGGCAGTCACTCCACTTGAAGCTCTTGAGTTCGCC